AGGCTTCATCCCCTCGTAAACTTCGTCAAAAGTCTTGTCTAAATCCTTTGCGCTATCAGTTGTTTTAGTTATCGATGCGCTTAGCTTATTTACATCCTTTGCCGCCTCATCCGCATTAGTTTGTACGTCAATTATAATTTTTTCCTTAGTAGTATCGTCTGCCATTATTAAAAATTAAGTAGGTTCATAGTTGATTTGCCTGTTGTAATATCTATTTGAGAATCTATAATTGAAAATCGCTCTTCTTGAATTATAATCTCGTTTTGTAAACGGAATCCATCAGGCACCTGCGACATACCCGCTAAAGTAGTTGCATAATTCAATACCAACTCACTCGCGGGTAATTGCAGGGAATGTGTCCATTGTAAAGTACTAGGGCTCAATAGTCTTTCTGTTTGAGTTTTATAGAAGTCATAATACAATGATCTTAAAACAGATTCTTGAATTAAACTAAACCCAAAACTAAAACCGTTAGGATGTACAGGGCTTGTTTTGATATATGATTTTAACGGCATTGTAACCAAAGAGCCGTCTGCTTTAGTTTTTTGAAATCCTAAAAACTTATCTTCTGTTGTAAAAAATCCTCCACCACCAAAAACAGGTATCCAAAGGCCTAGAGACCTTATGCCGCAAGCAAAGAACATAGTTAAATCTTCATTGTTTGGTTTATATCTTAATTCGCCCCCGGTTAATACTTCCGGGGCATCGCTTGTAAAGCCATAAGAAGTAAATTCATCAGCCATACCTGATATGGGGACTGCTGGCAAAATGCAAAAACCTGTTTCAACTTTGAATTCGTTTAAATCATGAGTAGGTTTAATTGACGGCCATGTAGTTTGCCCGAATTCTAAACCATGAGTAGCTAAATAATCAGCATTAGATTTATATTTTGATGTCTTATGTTTGAAATTATAGTAATTATAATCGGCTGCAATCTTTTTTGTTATTGATTTTGAAACTACATAAGGCGTATAATCAACTACTTTTTTAGAATAAGCCAAGTTATTAACTAGCAAATCTTTTGGAGTAAGCCAAAATAACTTATCATTATTAGGAGCAGCATCAAAAACAGATATATTAAACGTCTTAAAGAAGCTGTTTAAGAAGTCAACGCATTTAGTTTCCGGTATTGCATGGTATAAATCAATTGATCCGCCCCCTGAATTAGAACTATTATTATTCATCGAGCTTAAATACTTCCATTTTCTGCGCTCAACAGAGTTAAAACCCGCAAAAATATAATGATGGTAATACTCTTGAATAGTGAATACATCCATTGTTGACCATGTGGATACTTGTTTAGGCGCTATCTGAATTGAGAATACTAAAGTACCCGCTAAAAACATATCATCGGTAATATTTATTTCGGCACTACAAGTATTTCCGACAGAAGTAAATGTTCCGCCATAAAGAACTGCATCATCATATCTTTTTACTACAATTAAAAAATCACTTGTTCCAGAATCATCTAAAACAATAACTCCATTCAAAACTATATTTAATTGAAAGTCCCCTCCCCATCTATCAGGATGAAAAGTGTTATTTTGAATTACAGTAAACTTATTAGTTGATAAATCTAAAGTAGTTGTGTATCGTGGTTGAGATGGCAAACCATCGCCCCCTGCATCATCATTTTGACTAACTACTGATAAACCTAAAGGACTAACTAAATCAATGTCGTGAATAGTATTTGAAGATATAGCTTCTGCATTACCGTAAATATACCAATCGTTATACTCTGCAGTTTGCTCTAAAGGCATTTCAATATCAAGGTTGTACTTTGCCTTAATCATGTCGATTATAGAACGTCCTTGAATCGCTGGCCTAAGTTCAGAAGTCTTTAATGTTTTAGTACTTAACGGGTCAGCTCCCGCAACATAAGCTACATTGTCTAAATAGTTAGTCGCTGTATTTAATCTTCTTTGAAATATTCTATTACGAGATATTAAAGGCGTGTAGTACTTTGATTTAATACCCGCTCTTGGTTCCGTTGCAGCTTGTTTAATTGACGAAACTGAATCAAATACATCGTTAGGAGTCCATGAAATATAAACAGGTGATGTAGGCAAGGTGTTGATCGTATCATCGCCCATACGCTGGGTTAATGATAGCATTGTAGTAGTAAAGTTGGCCGTAAATGATTTTACTATTCCGCTGTCCTCGCGTATTTCAGTAAGCTTTAATTTGCCTGTTTGAAATAGCAATCCATTGGAATAAATTTTACAAGCAAAAACATTACTAGTTTGTGATTTGGCAACTTTTGTATTACCAACGAACCCGAATATCTTTTGATTGTTTAATGTCCCGGGAAAAGTAAACGATAAACTATAAGCGGAAAACACTTTACTTAAATCTGTTGTATCCTTAAGAATATACTTCATTTGGATCGACTCGTTTTTAGATAAGTCAATCTTATAATAATTATTGCCGTCTATTGAAATATAGATTTCAGTTTGTAAGTTCATTACTTGTAAATATTTTCGTCTTCACGCATTCCTATTATTCCGACTACTGTTAAAATCATTGCAATTATAATTACAAACAAAAAGCTTCCGATTATTCCTTGCATTATTATATCTGTCATTTACCTTAAATTATTTATTCTACCCATAGTAACATCAAAACTCAAATCGTAATTAATTTTTGCCTTATCGTTAAGCCTTGTTTTTTTAACGAAATTATCAGTTGAGCAAGTAACAGGAATTTGCTTAAATGTTGAGTAATAACCTAAGTCAGCATGAGTTATTGTTTCGTTGTCAACTGTATAAATAGTTGAATCAACTGTTACTAAAGTGCTATCTACCGTTAACCCCTCTTGAATTACCGTATATTGTTCGCCTGTGAATTCAACAAGATAAACTAATGGAGAATAAATAACTTCTTCAACTTGGTCAGTCATTAATTCCGTTAAATCGCCTGTGTTTAAAACATAGCTTTGATCGCTTGTTTCAATCTGTCTATTCTTAGAATGATTAACTGAGTTATTAATACTGTTTGGATTACGATATAATCTTGGATTAGTTTCGCTACTTAACTTAACTGATTTAATCGCTTTACCAAATGGAGTGAAGTAATCCCACAACCCTAAACGGTTAATATACACTACTAAATATTTATCGCCTAATTGGCATTTTGTGGTTGCTGGTGTGTTAACCGTAGATAGGATTATGTTTTCAGAAGTGCAAGTACCTAATGTTTTAGTAAAGTCGAAATAACGAGTGAAATATTTTATTCCTCCGTTATAATATCGGTTATAGTTAATAGGTAATAATCCCAAGTAAGGCTGCTTATTTGAAGATAAAGCTACCTCCCCCACTTGTTCAAAGTCGTATCTATAACCCATAGTAGCGAAATTAGTAACCATTGTTACAGGGGCTTCAACTGTCGCGCTTGTAACTTGGTATTTGCATTGAAAAAATACGCCTTCGCCAGCTATTGATGGTGCGTTATCACCACTAATCCACGCGAATTTAGTGCCGTTGATATGGCTTGCTATAATTTCCGCTATTTGAAAGTTAATATAATCGTCGTTTGCGCTTACTTTATCAGCAACTAATGTATAACTAGCCAATGATGGAGGCGCGTTTAAAGCACCTGACCAAATGTAAAGTTCGCATTGTACTGATTGAATTGTAGAATCTTGCGCAAGGTTTTTAATTCGCAAGTTTATCGGAGAACCGCAAAGATATATTTGATCTTCGGTTGTAATCGTAGTTGGAGTAATTGCCATAGGTAAAATGTATCTTCACATTCAAAGCAAAGGTAATAAAAAACCCACTAAGATATTAGCGGGTTATTTAGATGTTCCATTCTTTTTCCTATATTCTTTAGCATTTTCATAATTATATAAAACGCTTTCCATTAAGTCTTTTTTAATGACTTTTATCCCCGCCGGTAATAACTCTTTTATAACTATTAACAACGCATCAGGCTCACCTTTATCATATTGCTTTGTCGGATGTACGTCTTTACCGTAGTAGTTTTGATAAAAGTTTAAAGTAGTGTCTGGCTTTACATTGTAGTTAATTGATTTTTTTAATGATCCCGTAAGTACGCGAGTTCTTTTTTTAGCTTCTTTATATATTTGCTCGCCTATCAAATTAAGGTTTTCTTTAATTATTAAATCAGATTCAATCTGCGCTTTAGTTCTCCTTTTCGCCATCTTTAAAATCTTTTAGTTTGCCGGAATTTATTTCTTTAATCCTTTTTATAAAATCCCTTACACTTCCTATTTTTTGTTTTAATCCATAACGACCTAAAGTATCGTTTATAGCTTTAGCCGCTTTTTTATTTGGAACTACATTTACAGAAGTACGCCCGCTTTTATATCTCTTAACCGTTTGATAAGGCTGCCCATTATCATCAGTATAAATTAAATTAAAAGGCTCGTTTGAATCCCAATATTGTTTTATGTTTTCTTCTAACTTTGAATTGTCATGAAACTGGCCATAAAATACCTCAGTAAATGTAAATACTCCATCTAACGCAATAACGTAATTAATCGATCTCTTAAGTCTACCCGTGTCAACGTGAGCATCTTTTTTAGATTCTTTAATAATGTATGATGCAGTTTTTCTAAGCTGTTTTAAACGCTCGAACTCGGCATCAATTGCCTCTTGTTCTTTTGTCTTACGCCCTTGATTATACGCGTCAACTACGCTTTCTGAACTAGCCACAATACCAAGTATTAGGAATTGACAAAGTAATATCGAATCTGAACCCATCAAGGTTTGCACCTCCATAGTTTTGCAAAGGCTCTAATATAGAAAGTGAATCAACATTAAGATTATCTAATTCCATTCGCCTAATGTAGTTTATGAAGTTGGTGCAAATTGAATCACACTCATTCATGTTATCAATCCAATTCGTTTCCTCCATTAGCTTTGATGGCTTAACTTTTCGGTTTGAATCGCGTTGTTGCAAAACGGAAATAGTGAAGTCGTATTTTTTTAAAGCTATATCGGTAGCTTCTTCAATCTCGGTCCCATTAAATGAAATAGTTACCAACGGATAAATATTCTCTTTCTTAGTATCGATAATTGAATTATCAGATAAAGCGATTGTATTAACCATTTCATCCTGATCAAATCTGTTAACTATGTAGTTTGTAACTTCGGATAGGTTTGTCATTATTTTATATTTTCAACAAATTGATGATGCAGGAAATAATTAGCCCAAAATAAAAAGTCCTGCGTTTTTATTTCTTTAATCTGATCTGGATTATAGTTTAGCTTTTGACAAACTAATACAACTAATGAAACGTAGCCCCCATACATCAACGAAAATTCTTTTCTGTATTCATCGCCTATCGTTTCTCTTTTCGCTTCTGTTGAGCTTGGTAATGATGGCGGGTTATAAATGAATTCAAACGATTCTTTTATTTCGGTAATCTGATTCGCAAAGTTACTTATAATTTCTAAGCATTCACTTTCTGATTCTGGTAAACGACCGATTAAAGTATTGAAGAACTTAGTTATTAATTCCTCGTTACCCTCCATCGTATCGAAGTAACTGCAAACGTCTATAAAATCGCCTGTTTTTAATTCTGTTAGGTTAAACATATGCTTCCTCCTATGTTGATTGTTTCCATCTCGTGGTAACGTGTTGCGTCTATTGCGTGATTCCAATTGTCAATTGGTTTATTGATTTTGTCATTGGTTCTTTTGTCTTTCTTCCAAGTGTATTTTTGAAATTCATTTATCAAATTAACCGACTTTTTAGTGATTAAATAATTATACTCCTGCATTATTTGAATCCCGTAATTGATTGAATCAGGGCCTTTGGTAACTGCCTCCGCATTGATTCCTAAATCTTGAAGCTCTGCAATACTTTTAGGCTCGGCACTATCGCAATAACACGGCATTAACGTTGTGATATACTTTGCAATCTCTTTATTACTTAATGCTTTACGATAACATATCTCGTTTAATATTCGCTTATCATTCCATTTCCAAACTTCAACTATCGCTGTCGGATCATTAGAATACCCAAAATCTAAACCGTAGCCAAGTAAACGAGCATCGCTTGGAATCTCATCTATTTGCGCCCAGTTATCGAATACAACACCATCTAATGAGCCGACCATTCCTAAACCGTACACCCTCCACTTATTCGACCAATACGAACTCTTTATATTTTCTTCTTTAAATAATAGTTCAAAAGGTAAATCAGGATTGTGAAAGCCTTTAGTCTTGTAATCTAAAATAGAATCGACTTCGCTTTTAGGAAGGTACTCGTTATCTTCAAAAGTAAGAGTGATGAAGTTATTTTCGTTGATGTAATCATCTCCCCAAAATAAACTATCAGGGTTGTAATCGATAATGGTTAATCCCGCCCTAGATATAAACTGTACAGCCGTATCAATATCCATCTTATCAGCCTCATTGATATAAACAATATCGCGCCTAAAACCTTTACCAATGTCATTAACATCGGCCCCTAAAAAATCAATGTAACTATCGTTTGGATATTCGTGTTTACTTTCGGATCTATTGAAGTCATCATTTCTTAATGCGCCCCAATCCTTAGCTATCTTTTTATAATCCCTAATAACCGTTCGCTTCATCTTAGACAACTCAGAAGATATAACAGATACTTCTTTTGTTGATGATAACAACGATTGAATCAGAAGCCCTAAAATAGATATAGTCTTACTAGCTCCTTGACCTCCACGAATAACAAAGACAGTTTCTTTTGGATTCGACATTATCAAATCCAAAATCTTAAAATATGCTTTTGAGTATTTGTATTTATTTTCTGTTGCCAATATCTGGAAGTGTAGGAACGTTTAAGCCACCGCTTAATTCGGTTTTAGTGTTTTCGGCTAGGTTGTTTAATCGCTGGGTTATTGATGGGTTAAATTGACCTGACATACCACCCTCAATCTGATCTTTCCTGATACGTTCTTTTATATGCGAACAGATACTTGAAAATTCATCATAGGCGTTATTACTATTTGCCATATAATTAGACAAAGAATTTAAATATCCTTTATCATATAACCAACAAGAAAAACCCTCCATCGTCAAAGGTCTTTCTTTTTCTCTAACCACTTCTTTTGCCATACCCCCTACCCAATCCTTAATAATAAAAGGATTGTTTTTCGTTTCCTTTTCGTACGTTAAAAAATATTCGTGTAGTTTATCTGGAGATTCAATATTTTTAGGTCTTCCTGCCATAACATAATTTTAATACAAATATACAAAAACAGCCCTTAGAATAATAATTACTCTTTGGGCTGCAAAAATCTTGATTATGAGTTTCAAAGATAGTTATTTTATACCGTAATAAAAATATAATATCTTATCCTGTAATTCTTCCAATCGTTTCGGATTATTTCCACTCACAATAATTTATTCCGTTCTTCGATGATTTTGTTTATATCGTATTCTGTTCCATCTTTTGATCTAGTTTTTGCCATTGATTTTAGATTTAAAACGCTCTGCCATTAATTTGAACTCATCGTATAGATCAGGATTAATTCTAACAGTTACATAGCGATACGGAGCTGCCGACTTTGGCCGACCTGCTCCTATTCTTTTACCGCCTTTCATTATAATAAATCAAATAAAGTAGGTACATTTATTTTATATTCTATTGATTTAAGATAGAATAAACCATCGTCATAGTATTCAGGATTAAGCTCTGTCGATATAGCTTTACGTTCCATTTCTAAAGCTTTGTAAGCTGTTGAAAAAAGACCTCCAAACGGATCATCTACAACATCACCTTTCATTGTAAATCTATTTATAAGCCTTGTAATAATATCAAGTTGCAAAGGACAAATATGCTTTTCTTTTTTACGGTTTGCCTGGTTAGTATTCAAAGTATTCATTCTGTTTATATCAGTCCATACCATATCAGTATTTGAGTGAGGTGGTATTGTCATAAATAATCTACTTAAACGCCCAGATGATTCTAGATCCTGACATACTTTCAAATGATGTTCAAAGTTGTAGATGTTATTTTTATCAAACTGTTTCCACTTATTAAAGATCGTACTCATTTCAGATGTTGTTAGCTCTTCTGAACTCATAAATCTATCACCTGACGATTTCCAATATGCGTGAGCATCTAACTGCCAATTGTCAATAGGATATTCTTCTTTGGTTTTTAAACATGGTTCATCTGCATAAGCATTATTCATTTCACTTGGTTTTTTTCTGAATAACAAAACGTATTCTGGCAAACCTACCCCCATCTTAGTAGCGTCTTTGCATTGTTCGGACCATCCTAAACGATATGTTTGATTGTTTTCACGAACTACATCTGTTGTGATTGTTATTTTACCACATAAGTAAAAACCATGCTTAACAAAGTGAGCTACTGTTTTTCCGCTAAAATCATCTATTGTAGTAAATGAAGTTCCATTTTGATATGAATAACGGATTCTATCTTTTACATGAATTGCAGCAACCTTTCCTGGTTTAAGTGTTCTTAAAAGATTTGGAGTTAAGAAGTCCATTTGTTTAAAAAATTCTTCGTTTCCATGATTATGCCCCATGTCATTATAATTGTCTGAATACTCATAATGATCTCCAAAAGGTATTGAAGTCAAAATCATATCTGTTGAATTATCATCCATCTCTTGGTGGATAGCTACGGTATCTTCATTAAATACGGTTGCGCCACCTATTTGTGATTGTCTTCTATTTTTAAATATTTGTCTTTTCATATCGCTTTTAATTTTATCAGTGTTAAGTCCGTATTCTCTAACTAGGTTTATCATTTCGGTTTGTAGTTCAATATGCTTTCTCCACTTGTCTTTTAATGCTTTTAAAACATCTTGCTCGTTTTGAGTATAGATAGCATAAACGTTAACTTCTTTTGTCTGCTTAAACCTGTAACATCTGTGAATGGCCTGTATAAAGTCATTGAATTTATAATCAATTCCGACAAATACCATATTATTACAAGCATGTTGGAAGTTGCACCCGGAACCTGCAATCTTAGGTTTAGTTGAAAGTATTTGATATTGGTTGTGTTTGAAGTCAATCAATAAACTTTCCTTTTCCGCATTTGTTTGCGATCCGTAAACCGATTTAATTTTGAAGTCTTTAAACTTTCGGTTTAATTCTGACCTTTCAGCTTCTAAATGGTGCCAAAGTATCCAATTATCATCAGGTTGCTGATTTACTATCTCAAATGCTTTGTTAATTCTAATATCTATTGATTCTGACTTTTCCCGGCTAACATCAATTAAAGATTTAGTATTGTCTTTAAACATTACGATCTCGCCTCGTTTATTTCGGATCTCGTTACCTGTAATGTTTTCAACTAATATTTCATTAAAGTTAAGTTTAGGCAGTAAATAACCTGTATCATCATAACCAAGATCAGAAGGCTTGTTTATGAATACTGCCCACGAGCTAACCCATTTCCAAAACTCTTCTTTTTTATTATCGTATAAAGTAAGATGTCCGGCTTTAGTTGAATCTCTTTGAAAGAATCTCGTTAATGCGTGACCTCTATCAATAACACCTAAGTAATCGGCATAATTAAGTATCTCAATAAAGTCATTTGGAGTTGGAGTTGCAGTTGCTACAAATCGGTAGTGAACTTTGCTAAAATGCTTTAAAACGTAGTTTGTTGTTTCGGTTTTTAGGTTTCTCAAAATACTAGCCTCATCAAATGAAACGCCTCCAAAGAATTCAGCAGTCACATCTCCTTTTCTGATTCTCTCGTAATTTGTAACGTATATTATTTCTTTATTTACGGAGTCTATTGTATCAGAATCGGTAATGTACTTTATTTCTTTTTCAGGATATAAAAAAGCTAAATCATCTCTAAACTCTCCTACTACTCCCAATGGCATTACGATCAAAAAAGGCTTATCTGTTAGTTTGGTAACTTGGACTGCTATTTCAAGTTGCATCATTGTTTTACCTAATCCAAAGCTGGCGAATATAGCTCTGCGACCTCCTGATATTGACCAATGAACAATGTCTTTTTGATGATCTAATAATAACGGGTTAATGCTTTCGGGTTCGATGTCGGTCCCATAGTCCTTAGCAACTACGATCTTTTTCTCTAAGAATTCTAAGTAATCTGTTTCCATAATCTATTTAGTTAAGTAGTGTAAATAATGTTCTAATTGATCTATTTGGTTTACGAAGTCGGATTTTACTTTCCAATTATCTTCGAATCCTTTTTTGAGGTGATGCCGGGCTTCTAATTTCTTTCGGGCCTTAGCTACTTTTAAAGCTTTTTTTAGGACTGTAATATCTTCAATTCCGAGTGTTAGTGTAATAAACATAATCGCTGTTTTTATTTTATGTAGGCAAATATAGTTATTAAATTTAAACATCAAACTATTTTAAATTAAATATTAATAAATCCGAAACTTAATATACTCCTGACCTTTTTTAACTATCGCTTTGAACACGTGAAGCTCGTATATGTGGCGATCATCAACTTTGTAACGCTTAACCAAACAATCAATAAAACTTTTACAACAGTTATCTATATCGCTGGCTTTGGAACTAAAACCAAATTCAATTGCTAGCTTTATGTTTTCTTCATCAGGAATAACAATAGTTTTCGGCAGCAACTTCATCATATTTGAAATGAAGCAATCATATTTATCAGTACGGTATTTTTTGCCTTTAAAAGCCTCGTTAACCGATAACGGTTTGAT